ACCCGGCTTCTGAATAGCAAAGAAGTTACTACATTGATCCGTGATAATGGGTTTAAGTTTTGGGGCAATCGCAATTGCGCTGGCAGTTCGTCGTTATTCCCGTTTGAAAACTACACTCGTACTGCTGATGTATTGGCAGACACAATGGCGATGGGACATTTATGGGCAACGGATCAGCCCATGTCTGTGGGTTTGTTAAAAGACGTTATTTATACCGCTCGTTCAAAATTGCTGGATTTGACCACTATGGGTTATTTGCTCGGGGGCAACGCTTGGTTTGACGGCGACTTTAATCCAAAAGAGTTAATTAAAGCAGGTCGAGCCACGATTGATTATGACTATACACCCGTACCGCCGATGGAAGATTTGTTATTTCAACAGCGTATTACTGATCGGAATATCGTTAGTTTGATTCAGCAAGCCAGCGCGATTTAATTAAGGGGACTAATATATGGCTAATAAAATGAAGGCGTTCCTCGCTTACATCAGCGATAAAGCGTTTGCGGGGCGCGTTAGTGAGTTCTCACCACCCGAACTCAAAGAAAAATCTGCAAAATATCGCGCCGGGGAAATGCTGGGTGAAACTGATGTAAATCTTGGTTTGGAAACACCCGAATGTGAAATTGTGTTTGAAGATGTCCCCGAAGAGGTGCTAACCAGATTTGGTATTTGTAACTCAACAGCAGTGCACTTGCGCGTACAAGCATCCGAGGAGTCCGAATCATGTGACTTTAATCAGCGCGAGTACGTATGTGTGGGGCGCTGGACTAGTGTTAAGCCTGATAAACTTAAACCGGGGGATAGTCATAAGTTTACGGCAAAACTGCTCTGTAATGAGTACAGTGAAATTTTGAATGGGCGCGAGCTGGTTTACGTCGATATTATACGTGGCATACATCGCGCCGGTGGCGTTGATCTGACGGCTAAACGCCGTGCGGCTCTTGGCTTACCATACTAAGGGGGATTTATGGCAATTAATGTGGATGATGAAATTAATCAGCTCCCTGATGCGGGTGCTTATCCTCAAGATGACGGTTCGGTCGATGTAGTGTTGGATGAGCCGTTAGTGCGTGGCGATGGCACTGAGATTTACAAAATTAAACTGATCCGTGCGCCCACCGCTGGTGAAATTAATAAAGCTGGTGGTCGGGCAATGCTGTTGCAAATGTACGATTCCGCTGCGTGTAAGGTTTTACCCGCTATTTCAGACCCGCCTATCACAGAGCGCATCTACGATCAGCTATCGGCGTTTGATCAGCAAAATCTGATTATGGGGATCGTTAGTTTTTTCGGGAAATCGAAGCGAGGCGGGACGATGCTGGGCTAGACACACCGGACATCCGCCACGCTTGGCTGGTGATCAACAAAGGTATTGGGGCATGGAGTCCTGATGCCATGACAAACATGAGCTTGCCGGAGTTGTACGCGTGGTACGATATAGCATTGGCTCAGATGGATGCTGATGCCAATGCACTAAAGCAGCAAGCATAATACTGTCGGGAGACAGCAGTGGCAGAAGCTCTGCAAATCAGCGTTATTTTAAACGCAGTTGACCGCATGACAGCCCCTATGCGTGCGGCGTTGGGGACGAATCAAGCATTGGCGGATTCGCTGGCGGCGACACGCCGCCGACTCGCCGAACTGGATGCGACAGGTAAAAATCTATCTGCATACAACAAGTTAAAGGAGCAGTTGGCTGTATTAACACCCAAGATGGATGCAGCCAAAATAAAACTATCTGCCCTCACTGTGAAAATGCAAGAAACTCAGAATCCATCAGAAAAGTTGCAACAGCAGTTCAATAGAGCTACTGCCGCTGTGGATAAATTAGCGCAATCACAAACTAAGCTCGTTAGTAAGTTGGATGCTGCTGAAAACCGTTTGCATGCCGCCGGTGTCAGTCTGCATAACTTGGCAGATGCCGAGCAAACATTGAGAGCAGCAACCGCTGCAACGACCCGATCACTAGAACAACAAGCTGGCGCTGTTGGGCGGCTTTTGCAACGCCAAGAAGCTCTTGCCCGTCATCAGCGGGCGATGGCGACTGCACGAAATCAAATGCAAAACAGCTTGCAACTGCAACAAGATGTCGCTGGGGTTGCGTACCCTACCCTTGCGGCTGGTACGGGGCTGTTGTATGGAGCAACACGCCCTGTCATGCAGGCGGCGAACCTTACCGATCAGGTCAAGGATATCGCCATTACGGGCAATATAGGTAATGGCGATGAAGCCAAGCTGCGCGAGCAATTGCGCAAGGTCGCGCTTGATCGTAACCAGTTACAAGAGACGGTTGGTCAAGGGGTGCAAATCCTCGTTGCCAATGGCATGGATGCCAAAAACGCTGCTGATTATGCAGACATGTTGGGCAAAGCAGCGACTGCCAGCCGTGCGGAAATGTCTGATTTATCGAATGTAACCTTCACCTTGCAAAATAATATGAAAATACAGGGCAAGGCTGAAATGGAAAGCGCCATGAATAACCTGATACACGCGGGCAAGCAAGGTCAGTTTGAACTGAAAGAAATGGCGCGTTATTTCCCAAGTCTCGCTGCACAGATGGCATCCATGGGAGGGACAGGGCAAGAATCTGTCAAAGAACTAGGCATCGCTATGCAAGCAGCCAGAAAAACGGCTGGAACATCAGGCGAGGCTGCTACAAACATGCAAAACTGGTTCTCGCATATGACAGCGGGTAGCACCGTTGATCACTTTAAAGGCGTTGGAATTGACCTTAAGCAAGAAATGATTAAGCGCATGAATGATAACGACCCAGAGAAAAGAATGGGGGCTTTTCGTGCGTCACTGGATATATTTGACAAGTATATTGATAAGGTTACCGCAGGTAAGACCATTGATGTTCGTACGCCCGGCGGCAAACTAAAGCGACAATTAAACTTTAAAGAGGCGCTTGCTGATGCAAAAGCAGGGGGGAATGAGGCAGAGGTTACTCGCATTATTGAGCGATTTGGATTATCTGAGGTAATCCAAGACATGCAAACCGCCAACTTTTATTTGGCAATGCGCCAAAATAAGGATTTTATCCAAAAGGGCATGGCGAGTTTTGACAGCGAAGAGGCAAAAAACACACTGAATGTGGATTTTGCCAAACGCCTTGAATCCCCCATTGAGCAGTTCAAACAGGCAAAAATCGGCTTTGCCGACGCGCTCACGCAGGTGGGTGATGCAATATTGCCGATGATTACACCGCTAATTCAGCAGGTGACGCAAATCACACAAAGTGTGACGGCATGGGCTAAAGCCAACCCCACGTTAGTAGCAACGCTTATCAAAATTGCGGCGGTAATTGGTGTGGCAATGGTGGCGTTTGGTGGATTTGCCATGACGATTATTTCAGTGCTGGGGCCACTGGCGATGTTCCGCTATGCGCTTGGCATGCTGCGGTTGCAAATGGGTTTTTTGTTATTTCGTGGGGGTAGTATGGCTGGTGGAGCGATGGGTCTGTTAGGCAGGCTTAAGACGTATGTCCCATCATTGATGAGCCTAGCAAGCGGGGCGAGAGTTGCGGGTCAAGCGATACTCTGGCTAGGACGAGCGGCGATGCTGAATCCGGTGGGGTTAACTATCACAGCCATTGCGGTAGCAGCGTATTACCTTATCGGGAGTTGGAGACCCGTCAAAGCCTTTTTTAGTGGATTATGGACAGGTTTGAAACAAGGTTTTGCGCCGCTTGCTAGTATGTTTCGGTCATTTTGGTCATCTATCAAAACGGGCGCGAGTGCGCTTTACAGTATAGTCAGGGCGGTCATTTCCATAACGGCTGCCGTAGTGCAGTTTATTCCCGGAGGGGCGTTGATGGTGTCGGGAGTAAAGACGGTCATCAATTGGTTTAGACAATGGATTCCATCACTTAAATTAACTGATAGCAGTCTAAACAAGGTATCGGCATCAATGCAGAGTTGGGGGCAAATTGCAGGGCAAGTCATCAGTTATATCTTAACTATGCCCGCTAGAATTATTCAGGCCTTCGCTGGTTTAGCGACTAAAATGCTCAGCATTGGCGCAGATATTATGAATGGTTTGCGCGATGGCATTATCAGTCGTGCAAAGTCGGTCATGGATAGCATATCTGGAGTTGTTGGCGATATAACGGGTAAGGCTAAAAGCATACTGGGCATCAACTCTCCATCCCGCGTTTTCATGGAGATAGGCGGATGGACGGCGGAAGGGCTTGGAAAGGGTCTGCTGCGTGGACAACCACAGCTAATGCAGCATGTTACGAACCTCGCAACCGCCCTGCCCCAGCCTGTGCGTGACGTAGTGCAACAGGCAGCAAATGATCCTGACTTGCAACCGTTTAACCAAGCAAAAACTGATCGACACAGCAATGTGCTGACGCTACCGACTAAACAGCCAGTCATTGCGCAGGCACCGATCAATCAAACCATTACGATCACTATCACTGCCGCACCGGGAATGGATGAACGTGCCATTGCTGATGCTGTGAGCCGTAAATTGCGTGAACACCAGCGAGAGGCGCAAGCCAAAGCGCGGGGACGGATGTACGACTGATGCTCAAACCGAATGTGATTCTTGGCAAATTCCCTTTTGCGATTGATACAGCGATGTATCAGCAGTTGCAACGCTCGACACAGCAACGCTATGCCATGCAGGAGCGAGTGGGGCAACCGCCGACGTATCAAAATCTTGGGGCTGGCGAAGATGAGCTAAGCCTAAGCGGTGTAATCATGCCCGTTTTCAACGGCGCGGGATCAAACATAAGCCTAGATGCTCTGCGCGTCATGCAGAGCAAGGGGTATTCGTATCATTTGATCTTAATTTCGCTAATGGGACTAGTGGGTGATTTGCGCGGCAAATGGTTTATTCATGGCATCGATGAGAGCCAGTCCGAATTATTTGAAGCGGCAGCACAAAAAATAGAGTTCACTATAAAGTTAAAGCGGGACTGGAGCTGATATGCAATATAACGAATACCGCTGCAAACAATGCGACGTATTGGATGCGATTTGCTATCAGCACTACGGTAGCGCAAACATGACCGAATCCGTATTGGAATATAACGCCGGATTGTCGGATTACGGCACACATTTGCCGCTGGGATTGCTAATCAGGTTGCCTGTAGTGACACAATCAGCGGTTAGCGTGATGCAAACCGTGAGCCTATGGGATTAATTATGACTATACCGACTTACACCATTGTGGCGAATCAGGTTGATGTGACTGCTACGATTCAGGGGCGGTTGATTGACCTAACCGTGACAGATTGTCGGGGTTTTGATGCGGATGAATTAACACTGACGATTGATGATCATGATGCAAAAGTTGCATGGGTCAAGCGCGGAGTGGAACTGCAAGTGTGGTTGGGATTTGAAGGCAGTCCACTGCATTATCAGGGGCGGTTCGTTGTGGACGAGGCTGGGCATAGTGGGCCACCGGATAAAATCACGGTTCGCGCCAAAGCACCGGATGTTTTAGCCAAATTCAAAGGTGCGAAAACCCGCAGTTTTGACAAAACGACGGTGGGTGCGGTCGTCAAAACGCTGGCAGATAACAATAAATTGACGGTAGCGTGCTCCCCTGCTCTTTCCGCGCAGAAAATTGATCACATTGACCAGACGCAAGAGTCGGATTTGCATTTCCTGACACGCCTAGGTGAGCGTTATGGTGCAGTGGCTAAAATTGCTGACGGTAAATTGATATTTACCGAAGCAGGTAAATCAACATCAGTTAGCGGTCAGTCGTTACCTGTCACGCCAATTACACGCACAATGATCGACACGCACAGTTACACAGAAGCTGGACGGGGTGATTACACGGGAGTAGAGGCGGTTTGGCATGATGTTCGTGCCGCCAAGCGCAAAAAAGCCACCGCATCCGCTGACGACAGCAAACCAAAAAAGTCAGAGCGCAGTGTGAAGCCACCCAAGATGACGGTGACGAATGAAGAAGAAGCGGCTGGCAGTACGGATAACGTCAAGCGTTTGAAGCAAACCTACCCCGATGAGGCCACAGCCAAAGTAGCGGCGGAAGCGGAATGGATGCGGTTACAGCGTGCTAAAGCAACGCTGGAACTGGATTTAAAAGAAGGTCTGCCGCAACTGAAGGCAGAAACACGCTGCCCAGTGACGGGT